TAAAAATAATTGCGAATTATCATTTACACGCGTGGAAAATACTGCTTCATGGGGGACTCCTGATATACTGGGTTATAATCGCAATCGCCACTTTTTCACTATCGAATTAAAAGTAACAAAGACCAACAAGGTACGCCTGTCTCCACACCAAATAGCGTTTCACGTGAAACATCCTGACAATACATTTATTCTAGTTAAGGCCCTCTCCCTTAACTCAGTAAAACTTTATGAGGGGAAGGTAATCAAGGAGCTTGATGCTCAGGGCTTGCGGCTTGACGCTTGTTCCTCGGGGCTTGAGGCTTGCTTCTCGAGGCTTGCAGCTTGCGGCTTGCCCCTTTCAGAAGCTTGACGCTTGCCGCTTGAGGCTTGCAGCTTGTGGCCCGAACCAGGCGAACGTTCCTCACTGAGCGACAGCTTCTTAGGACTAATTGCCTGGTCCGTTTTATTACGTAGCTTTCGTAATTCTTTATAATACTTTGGATGTTTAAAAATAAAAGTCATTTTAATGTTTACCGTAACATATGTTTTTTACTTCAGGATTCCAACAAGCTCGACAATCTTTGCATTCATTATTTTGATCAGGTGCCGGGCAGGTTCTTTTGCTTGGATCTGTTGACACTGTCGACGTATTGGGCCAGCTTGCAATTGCGGGCTGGTCAATCATCTGGCCGGAAAATCTTATAACTAAATTTTTTGGACACTCTGGTAAAAAATGCTTGACCCACGCCTCACGCGTTGGCATCCAGTGACTGGTGCCTGGTGTTAACTTTGCAACAGCAAAAATTTTTAATAGGTGCTCTTCGTCTTGTACGTCACCTGAATCGTGCCACCTGAATTCTTTTGATTTTTTTGAATTGATCAATAGCGCCATTGCTCCGACCCACAGTGGTGACCGTATGGCCTCCAGCCTTCGATACTGTGCGGCCTGAACCACGGGGAAGACATAACAGCCTTTTAATGCATAACAGCCGCTGCAGACGCTGCCCGGAACCTTCACAAGCTTTGATCCGGTTTTACATTCCGCAGCTGGTAACCCATAGGCCCAGCCAGGCATCTTTGAGGGCTTTGACAGCCCGCCCACTATTTTTAATGCTTCGTTTGTTTTCATATATCCTATATAATCCTAAATTTATAATATGTCAAGGGGCTTGACGCTTGACGCTTGCGGCTTGCCCCTTAACTTAACTTTTTTATTTAACCCCAGTTTAGAATCATTCTAAACTGGACCAGCCAACGCCAGAGTCTCTGTGATCTAGCGGCGGCGGCGCGTTGACTGATCCCAGGTCAATTGCAATTGTACCCGTAGCGGTTCTAGAAACCTATACAATTGACCAGGGATCAATAACTCTCTAGAGTTTCCTCCACCCATAGCTATTGGGGTGTTACTGATCCCAGGTCCATTAACAGATATCTCTAGCTAGCTCCGTCCACCTTTCGGCTCGGGCTAATGGACCAGGGATCAGTCCTCTAAGTTACAAAGACGGCCAACTGGTGGCGGTGTGATGCAACCTGAGGTTGTCCCGCCTTTATAGTTTTTAAGGTCCGATAAAGGCTAATGAGGGACCATTCTCTAATTCTTAACCTCCATTTCTTTAGTTAATACTAAAGGTTGTTTAAATTGTGACGCCTCTAAAAGTTTTAATCTCTCGTTAATTGCATGATTTAATTCTTTTTGCGCCTTTAAAATTTCTTGAATGTTTTTAAAACCTTCAAGAATATCTTCATCTTTTAACATAATTTGTTCTCTCATAATTGTACTTTCCAAGTTGTTGTTGCCGTTCTATAACCCTGATTATCAAGATCATAATACGTTATGCAAGGGACACCATCTTTAGATGTAAAGTATCTACAGAGATCAGTCCACTTTGCATTTCTTGTAATATGCTTTTTGTGCTTCTTAGCCCAAAAAGTTATTTTAAATGTTTTATTTAGTTCCATATCTTTTTTCCTTTCTATTGGGACAATATAGGATAAATGAGGCAGAAATAAGGCAAAAACAAAAAAAAATATTTTTTATTTTCTTGACAATCCTAAATTATCCTATATAATAGGGGTGGGAGGTCGGGAATATAATATTCGATATATCTACTTTAGAATCATTCTAAACTGGATCATACAACTATAGGTTGTATCAGTCGTACAAATTTTTTATTTGACAATTTTTTAGTTTAGGAATATATAGGATATAGAAAGGAAAAAACAATATGCAAACAAAAAAAATAACACTTAACGCAGAAAAGCGGAAAGTTATTGCAGATCAATTTCAATCTTTTTATGAAAATAAAGTAAAAGATAAATTGGTTAAAGCAAAAGAACAATATGATCTTATGCGAGAAAAAGCAAAAGAGCAGATTGAAAAGGTTGTAAGATTTCATCAACCACAAGAAGATGTTGATACAATTAGAAGAATGATTAATAAATATGATCGTTCTGGTGGCGAATTGTATGAGGATAATTGCTTCTATGTTTATGATCCAATTATTAAAGTTGATGATGAGGGTCGAGAGTATGACACAAAAGATGAAGTTCATGTCAGGTTTGATATGGGTCGAAACTTTGCGAGGGCATACTATCGAGATGAGATGAAAGCAAAAAATCTTAACCCAGATTACAATTTAGCGATTGATGAGGACTACTCAAAAAGAAATCCAAAATATTATAATGATGAAAGCGCATGTAATAAATTTTTAGGATTTCAAACTTCATCAAATGATGATAAATCTGTAATTACACCTAGAGCACAATGGGACAATGATTTTAAACTTTGGACTATTGGTAGTTCTTATTGTCATTCAAGACAATATAAAGTTGATGAAAATGCTTT